TATTACAATTGGTGAGTTTTTAGAGGGGGTGGTATGTGTAATCGTTGATGAGTGTTTTGATGGAGATACATTGATTAAAACACGCACTGGTGAAACCCCGATCAAGGATATTAAGAAAGGTGATATTGTAATAAACTTGGATGAATCTGTTCAATGTTACAAAGAAGACATTGTTATGGAAGTTCATGAAAACTTAGCAGATAGCCATAGTGAAGATATGTTGGAACTAACATTTGATAATGATAAGGTTATTAATGTTACCGCAAACCACAAGTTTTTAACTAGCAATGGGTGGGTAAGGGCAGATTGTTTGTCGGCAGATTTAGAGGTTGTAACCATTAGCACATACAGCAAAGAATCAAGGCATTATACGAAATTGATATCAATAAAAATAATCAAGAAACCAAAAAAGGTTTATAATTTACATATTAGAAATAGTCACAATTATATAGCCAATGATGCAGTTGTATCAAATTGTCATGGAATCAAAGCTGATGCATTGAAAGGATTACTTACAGGGGCAATGGCACATATACCATTAAGGTGGGGGTTTACTGGAACTATGCCAAAGGAAGATTTTGAATTCAAAGCATTGGAAGTAAGTATTGGTTCAGTAATAAATAAAATTAGTGCTTATGACTTGCAGAATCAAGGAGTATTGGCTAAATGCCATGTGAATATAGTGCAACTAATAGATCTTGTTGAACATACTAACTATCAGAGTGAATTAAAGTATTTGTTATCAGATGAAAGTCGCCTAGATGCAATGGCTGATTTAATAAGAAAAGCAAATTCATCTGGAAACACGTTAGTATTGGTGGATCGGATTAGTGCTGGCAAAGAATTGGTTGAACGATTGGATGGTTCAGTATTTGTAAGTGGCGCAACGAAAGGAAAGGATAGACAAGAACATTATGATGAAGTGGCTGGCACAGATGATAAAATCATTATTGCAACATATGGCGTTGCTGCCGTTGGTATTAATATTCCTAGGATTTTCAACCTTGTGCTTATTGAGCCTGGTAAGTCTTTCGTTAGGGTTATTCAGTCAATTGGCCGGGGAGTTCGCAAGGCAAAAGACAAAGACTTTGTTCAGATTTGGGACATAACAAGCACATGTAAATTTGCCAAACGGCATCTAGGAAAACGAAAATCCTTTTATCGTGAGGCAGGGTATCCTTTTTCTATAGAAAAACTTGATTGGAAGTGAAAAATAGTATATACTAGCAGAATGAGAATACACACATTAGATGACAACCGTAGTTATAACCTAGACTCCCTGCCAGAAGAAATAGATGATTTGCGATTTGCAATATTAGATAACAGTAACCCAAAAGAACCAGATTATTTTTATATTCCCCTTATATTCTTAGAGAGTTTCGCTAGTCCATCACTGGTGCTTAAAATAGGCAACCATGTGATCAAAATGCCATTGGATTGGCATGTGCTAATTGGTGAAGAAGAGTTGGGTGACTTAGAAGCAATGCAATTAACTAGTATAAATGATAGAGATTTCAAGGTATTTGAATTTAATAGTCTTAGTAGTACAAGGGCAGAGTTTTTACCAATTGAAGTCGTTGATATATACAATGAAGTTCAGTGGTATTCACCAAAACTAAAAAACGGGCAGTATCTAGCTGTGCCACTAAGTGACGAGCCTGGTGCACCTGTGGTATATTTCATTAGTACGGTATCGCGTAATTGTGAAGTCGTTGATTATAGCAAGGCATGGTAAAATGGCACATAAGCTAGATATTTTTAAAGTATTGGCATCATTGGATAAGAAAGATTATACATTGTATGATTCTTTATCTGATGAAGAGAAGAAAGGGTTCACTGCATTCCTAACTAATAAATGGATGGCTAGTGTTGATGGGTCAAATGAATTACAGCACTATTATCTAGCAAGTACCAATCATTACAGCAATAAACATTTATTTGATATTGGTAGACATCCAAAATTACAATACCTATCATTGGTTGCTAGTAGTCCAGGTATAGGCAAACAAAACCACACTTGGATTAAGGCTAAGAAAAAGGAAACCACCAAAAGCAAACAAGATATTAAACGGATATTAACTGATATGTACCCCCTATACAAAGAAGAAGATATTGAAGTATTAAGTAATTTCGTTACTAAACGGGAGTTGACAAAATATGCAAAAGACAGCGGAAGTTGAGGTCTATGCTTGTAAATTTTGTAATAAAGATTTTAAGCGTGAAAAATCATTAATCGTTCATTTATGTGAACCAAAGAAAAGATACAATGAACGAACTGAAAAAGGTGTTCGTAATGGGTTTAACACATACCTAAAATTCTATGAATATTCACAAGGGTCAGCTAAATTAAAATCGGAGGAGGATTTTATAAAAAGTTCATATTATAATGCTTTTGTAAAGTTTGGTAGGTATTGCAATGATATCAATGCTATTAATCCAGCTAAATTTGCCGATTTTGTGATTGGAAGTGGAAAAAAATTAGATCATTGGGCAAAGGATTCGACGTATGCTGAATATAAGTTAAAATTATTACATACCGAACATTCAACCGATGCATTAAGTCGTGGGTTACGGCATGGTGTTAACTGGGCAGAGTTAACCAATAACGTATACTCAGATTTATTGCGAAAAGGTGGCACTAATGCGATATGTCTTGCTATTACAAAAGGTGAACTGAGTGCGTGGGTTATATACAATTGTGACAGCGGACAGCAGTTTTTAAATGGTTTAAACGAGGATCAAATGGCAATCATATGGGATTACATTGCACCAGATTATTGGCAAAAAAAGTTTAATGATTATGAGGAAGACCAGGTATATACCAAAGAAATGTTAACTAAGGCGGGTTGGTAAATATGGCACATAATGCTGATATTGACATTGATTTTGCTGACCGTGAAGATATACTTAATTTGATTAAACACATACCAGCAAGACAAGAAACTAATACGGAATCAAAGCATCATAATAGTGGTGTATATGTTACTGATATTCCGTATGATCCTGTGCATGATTGTGCAAGTATTGATTATAAAGAAGCTGATACTCGTGGATATTTCAAGGTTGATTTCTTGAATGTTTCAGTATATAAACTCATCAAAGATCAAGATCACTATGAACATTTACTCGCACAGAAACCACAGTGGGAGAAATTACTAGATAAGGATTTTTGCGAACACGTAATACACATTGGGAATTACAATGATTTAATATGTAGATTGCGTCCTGATAGTATTCCGAAGATGGCTATGTTTTTAGCACTAGTTAGACCAGCGAAGCGGCACTTATTGGATAAGTCGTGGGGAGAAATAGCTGAGGGTATTTGGGATAAGCCGAATGATGGTAGCTACTATTTTAAGAAAGCACATGCAGTATCATATGCGATGTTAGTAGCACTTCATATGAATATACTGGGATGATTAAACTATTATTCAACTCGACGAACGAGAATAATTGATTTTCGTTTCTTCTTCTGTATTGCTATTTCGGTTAGGCTAGTGTTTGGACCACATAATATTTTAACATTCTTGTTCGTGAATACACGCTTGTAATTTTTAAATACATCCCATTCGTGTTTTAAAAAAAGATTGATTGGTATATTCCTACTAGATTCCCACCACCATGTTTCACCCAATTCTAAAAAATGCTTCTTTAATTCAGGTATTTCAATCATATCATAGTCATACATCGTAAGAATACTCTTGTCACGATTCATTATGATACCAATATATTCATCACCTGCGTATTGGCAGATTGATAAGAAAGGGTATTTCTCCTCTATTTTTTTTATTAGATCATCAGACATAGGTATTCAAGTATAAACTTTATTTAGTGTATTGAATTATATACTGATATTATTCAACTATATTAGTGCTAAATATTTTTACAGTCACAAGTCTTTAAAGGGAGTATAACGGTTAGGTTAGCAGAAATACAGAGATAAAAATAGTAAAAATAACAAGGAATCTATATGACAAAGAAACAAAGACGTTCTTTTCTCAGAGAACTAAAGCGAGGCAATTTAGATAATAATAATGCGCAATATTTAGAACAGGCACACGAAGTAGTAACGCTGATACAAGATTACACAACACCGAGGGTTAATGAACCATTAAGGGCATTGACACCAATGCAACAAACATACATAAATTCAATCAACGACAACTTAATTACATTCGGATGCGGACCAGCTGGCACTGGTAAAACATACGTATGCGGTGCATTGGCAGCAGAAGCATTAGCAAAGGGAAAAACAGAAAAAATAATAGTCACGAGACCAGTGCAAGAAGCAGGGGAAAACCTTGGATTTCTTCCTGGTGAATTAGAAGACAAGTTTGCACCATATTTTCAACCATTCAAGGATGTATTGGAAGAACGGTTGGGTAAAGGTCATGTGCAAGGATTGACTAAAGCTGGAAGAATTGAAGCATCACCATTGGCATATATGCGTGGCAGGTCATTTAAAAATGCTTGGATTATATTAGATGAAGCACAAAACTGTACCCCAATACAAATGAAATTATTTTTGACAAGGATCGGTGAAAACTGTACAGTTGTAGTCAACGGTGATGTATCGCAACGGGATATCAAAGGGCAATGTGGGTTAACAGATGCCGTAAAAAGATTAGACCATATCAACGCAGTTAAATTAATCACGTTTGAAAGAACAGATATAGTGAGGTCTGGTATTGTGCAAGAAGTAGTGGATGCATATGATGATTGAATAATCTGTCGTATTGTGTTATGATATGCAATAATGTTGGATATCATTTCATATTTGCCAAACAAACGAAAAAAATCTGCAAGCGGATGGATTTCGTTTAATGCCCCCTGTTGTATTCACAATGGTGAAACTCACGACACCAAAGGACGTGGTGGCATAATACAGGATGGTGATGGATGGATATACCATTGTTTTAACTGTGGGTTTAAGACAGGATTTATGATGGGGAAACCTGTTGGCATCAAAACTAGAAAATTATTAAATTGGTTAGGTGTCCCAGAAACAGAAATAGCACATCTTACATTGGAAAGTTTACGAAATAAGAGTATAGATGATATATTACATAATCGCAATGCGGTGTCTAGCAATGTATCATTTAATACGGTTGATTATCCATTAAATAGCAAGCAGATCACTGTATCTGATGTAAGGTTCGTTGACTATTTAGATTCCAGAGGATTGGATTATATGATGTATCCATATCATATAACACCAATGGATGGAGGTAGAAACGCCAATAGAATTATCGTACCGTATATGTACAAAGATGAATTAGTGGGTTATACTTCACGATTTTTAGATGATAGACACCCAAAGTATCTTAATGAACAACAGCCTGGTTATATATTTGGGTTGGATTTTCAACGACCTGAATGGAATATAGCAATAGTTGTCGAGGGAGTATTTGATGCTATAAGTATAGACGGTATTGCTGTATTACATAATGAGATTAGTGAAGTGCAAGCAATGCAGTTAAAACGATTAGGAAAAGAGATTATAGTAGTACCAGACCAAGATAAAGCAGGGTTGAAATTAATAGACCAAGCATTGGATAATAGTTTTAGTGTTAGTATTCCGTTATGGGATCAAGGCATTAAAGATGTAAATGATGCGGTTATTGAGTATGGTAAATTGGGAACATTGATGTATATAATGAAGTATAGGAAAACAAGTAGTATTAAGATAAAATTAGCAAAAAAGGCA